TTATCCGTGGCGATTCACTTGACCCATTAGCTTGGCGAACTGGGTCCGGCCTTCACATAAAATTAAAAGCACATCGCCGGGCGCGCTTCTGGCTGCAGGTTCAATGATGGCAAAGCCAACATCAGTTTCAAGCACCCTACTCTCAGCACCCATGTTGCAAATCACTTCAGGCGAGAGCTGGCGCTCGACATAATCGTTCGCTGGTGACGCAAATCCCATTATTGCACCCTCCCCATGTTGCGTAAGATCCAGTACCGGTTATCGCTGCCGTCGGTCGTCTTGTCAGCGAAGTCTTTTTGATAGCGCTCTATCCAGGCGTTCGCATCTTCGCGCGTGTAGTGCCAGTTGAACTGACGCAACTTCTCGATGAAGCAGTCGGTACGAAGATAGCGGTAGCCTTTCGGGTTTAACTCTATTGCCGCTACAAACGCGGCATGGATGTCTGCTGTGCGTGGCATAATCACCTCACAAAATAGCTGTATTCATATACAGTATTATTGATCGGCGGTATCGATCAATCACTTTTACAGTGATACTATGCTTGCCGTTAATCCGAAAACGCAGAAATGTTTATAAAATGGTTGATTTTCTTGTACGTTTTGCTGCCTTAATCTCGCTTTGCGGTCTTGTTACTGGTTACAGCGCAGATAATTTCTCGCTTCAAATTGCTGAGGTGGTGATGCTATTCATATGGCTATTCTCAGACATGCATCATTTGAAGAAATTGGCAATGAAAATCAAAGAATACTTTAAGGGTTAAAGTCTTATGCTTCACATTTTTGGCAAGTATGTTTCAGTTGGTGTGGTGAATACGGCGTTGCACTGGCTATGTTTCGGTGGGCTAATCCATTTCTTTGGCGCTACACAGACCGTAGCGAACATCATAGCCTTCTGTATCGCTGTAACATTCAGTTTTTTCGTAAACGCAAAATGGACCTTCAAATCCCAGGCTACCTCTGTGCGTTATTTTGCGTTCGTCGCCTTCATGGGCTCAATGGCTGGAATAACTGGATATATCGCTGACGTTACCGGTGCTCCGGCTATTATTACTCTCATCGTCTTTTCCGGCTTTAGTCTTGTGGCCGGTTTCATCTATTCAAAGTTCATTGTCTTTAGGGATGCGAAATGAAAATTTCTCTTGTCGTTCCGGTGTTTAATGAAGAGGAAGCAATTCCGATCTTCTATAAGACCGTGCGGGAATTTGAAGAGCTACAACAGCATGAAATAGAGATAGTCTTTATCAATGACGGTAGTAAAGACGCTACAGAATCAATCATAAATGCGCTTGCTGTGGCCGATCCGCTTGTCGTTCCTATCTCCTTCACCCGCAATTTCGGTAAAGAGCCAGCGCTTTTTGCTGGACTTGACCATTCAACCGGTGATGCGATTATCCCGATAGACGTGGACTTGCAGGACCCAATAGAGGTAATTCCGCATCTGATAGAGAAATGGCAGTCAGGTGCAGATATGGTTCTGGCTAAGCGCTCCGATCGCTCTACTGATGGCCGCCTCAAACGCAAAACAGCTGAGTGGTTCTATAAGCTACACAACAAAATCAGCAATCCGAAGATTGAGGAAAACGTCGGCGACTTCCGCCTAATGTCTCGCGAAATTGTTGAAAACATCAAGCTAATGCCTGAACGCAACCTTTTCATGAAAGGCGTTTTGAGTTGGGTTGGTGGTCGGACTGATGTTGTTGAGTATGCTCGCGCAGAGCGTGTCGCTGGTGATTCTAAATTTAATGGCTGGAAGCTATGGAATCTTGCACTTGAAGGTATCACAAGCTTCTCAACATTCCCGCTGCGCATGTGGACGTATATTGGCTTGTTCGTTGCTGGCCTGGCCTTCATCTACGGCGCATGGATGATCGTCGACACGTTAGCGTTCGGCAATCCGGTTCGCGGCTATCCATCAATGCTGGTATCAATTCTATTCCTTGGCGGGGTTCAGTTGATAGGAATAGGTGTGCTTGGGGAGTATATCGGCAGGATTTATGTGGAAGTCAAGGGAAGACCTCGTTACATCATCAAAAACGCTCTCAAGGATAATCAGAAGGAAGAGAAATGATTAGTCAGGCTTTGGAAAAAGAAACTCATTTAAAGTGGGTGTTATTCACTTTTGTTTTCGCTGTAGTGGCTGTGTTTTTTACGGTTATCCATCCGGTGACAATTATCTCTGGTGATGAGTGGATCAATCTTTCTTCCGGAAGGCAGGCGTATCCACAGTGGGGAGGTTTTAATCCAATTAAGGTTGTTCCTGAGGTAGCTTTCCCACTCTTCGGTAACATCGCCTCATCGGTCGTAATGCCACTTGGATTTACTTTCCTTGAGGCTATCGCCTATTTGACAGCGCTTTTAGTTGCGATTCTTGTTGTGGCGTTCCTTTATCAATTCTATGTTATGATGAGAGAAACAGCAGGGTTGTCAACATACACTAGCTCAGTCATGGTTTTATTATACCTACTGTGCATGTTTGGGCTGTTCAGAACTCTCAATAATAACAACAGTCCATACCTGTTATGGGAGCAAAATCTTACCTGTTATTATCACTATATTGTTCCAGCTCTCATAAACGGCACGCTGGCACTTTACGTTTTAAGAATGTCGTCAACCTTAAAGCCCTTCTTTTACGAAAGAGCGATCTTTTCTGGTGTTCTGATATTTGCCATTTACCTATGTGTATTTTCAAACATTTTTGCCAGTGTTGTGCTTGCAGTAATGTGCGGTGTGGTACTTCTTCTGAACCTCATTAGCAACAGATTTAAAATTGTTGAGACGATTAAGGCTTACCCTTTCCACTGCATTACTCTGGCGATGTGGGTTATTTCTGCTCTCTTTGAAATGAACGGAGGAAGAGCGGACCGCATGTCAAAAGATCATCTGGATATTTCAGGTACAGTAAATGCATTTTACTCACTTCTTAAATTAACAGATCGCACCTTCTTCGTTGTGCTGGCTGTTGGATTGGTATGCGGCGTGGTGTTTTTGCTCAGAAGAAAATCAGATGAGACAACTGAAGGGAAAAGATACGCTTTCTGGGTATCAGTGATTTCTGGAGCCATTACCACATTAGCCCTTATCCTGGTATGCGCAAAGGCTAGCGCTAACTATGCGACTCGACCTGTAGCAATGTGGGGTTCGTTTATGTACCTGATTGTTGCTGCCAGCATAGGGCTTGGTTACGTCATTGAGCGCTTTAAGTCCGTTCAATATATTACCCCTATAGTTTTATTGTGCTTGGTTAACAAAGCTACAGATCAATCTCATTCTTTGCGTGAGTCTCATAATGGAAACGTACCTTTCTCAGTCGCAAATGCGGTCGGGCAAGACATGATAGATCAGGTTCAGAGAGCTGTAGAAAGCAATCAGAGGACCATGACATTGCATGTCCCTAAGGGTGACAATAATGATAACTGGCCTTTCCCGGTAACAAGAGGAAAAGCCATTTCCGAAACGCTTAAGTCCAATGGATTGATACCACGTAACATTGAGATAAAGATCCAGCCAGATAGAGAAATGAATTCCAAATATGGAATGCCAATCTAAATGCCTGCGCCCCTAATGGGGCGCATTAACTATGACTTGATATTCAGTGACTCCACGTTTCCTGTGCCACCTGATATGTTGACCGCTGTAGCTCCTGTTGTAGATCGCGCTTCATTCATATGTGCCATATTGAATGAACCAGCACCAAGTACGATTGCGTAAAGCATTGTTGTGCCTGTTGCGCTATTGCCTATCGCCTGACACCTATTACTGCTTGATATGTTGATTCCATTATATGTCCCGGTCGTACCAAATCCAGCATCTGTAATGGTATTGCCAATTAGTTTTATGCTTTCGCATGATGCCAGTGAGATTCCATGTCCGTTAACTCTCCTTACTGAATTATCGCTGCATGTACCTTGCTGTACATTGTCCAGTACAATCCCAAGTCCGCCTGACCCGTTTCCATCGACGATGTTATTCACAATATTTGTGTTGTAGTTGGCGCTTGATGTACCAGCCATAATAACCCATATTCCGTAATTGAGAGAGCCAAGGATTGAGTTATTGGATATAACAACATCAGAGAAAGTCTGTCCAGTAAAAGGATTTGATGATGGGTTGTAATATCTAACACCTTGTTGGCAACCCTCTATATTATTATGTGAGATAACAATCCTTCCGCAAGATCTATCACCGATGAATACAGCATCTTTGCAGCCTGCAATCTGATTATTTGTTATCAGAAGTCCAAAGCAGTTTTGATGGTCTATCCCGTTATCAACAAAGTTTCTTACAATATTACCAGAAGTTGTAAGATGAAATTGAGCTGCCGCAGAGATGCCCTGACTATCACTTGCAGCCGATGAAGAAGCAACAACGATATTGTTCCTGATTGTGTTATAGAACCCTTGGGTTACCCCTATCTCATTACGCATAAGGATTCCCCAATTTGCGTGAAGGCAGGTATTACCTTCCATCACACAATGTTCTCCCTCATTCATCTGAATGGAGCATCGAAAGTTACCTGAGCCAGCGTACCCACAATTATCGGTTTTATTATTTCTTACAATGCACTCTTTTCCTGCTGTGATAATTCCATTTCGTCCAACATCAACAATGATACAATTTTCAATCACTGTCCCGGCCGCGGTATTACTTTGAACTATTCCTGCTGCGGCATCTGTACTATTTCCTTTAATCCTAAATCCATTAATACTATGCGCGGCTCCATTTACACGAACTATGTTTGCTATTGCAGCAGCTTTGATAGCATTCAGGTAGAGATTTCGCCCTTTTGTTGCCAGTGCATTGTTGTAAAGGATTTCACCTGAGATGTTGAAATCCATGCAAAGGCCGTCAAATGACTTACCAGATGCAGCAGCGATAGCAGCGTTAATATTTGAATGGTATGAGGGTGTAGTGTCATCTATCCTTGGAACCGCGCCAAACATAAGAGGGTTGATGACTTCTGAGTTAGTTCTTATCCACGCCGATCCGCCCGATGTTTTGATAATCGTACCGTTGTTGTCGGTATACCCTATGCCATTGAGCACCGCCCTAAACTTTCCTCCACCATAGCCGGTATTTGCGGTGTGCTCTCGTACGGTGATGCGCTGCTTGTCATAAGATGGCTCTATAGTTCGAAGCGTAGCAATGTCTGGACACTCACCAATTAACTTCTCGCCATCTGAAGCAGATAGTGCAGATATCAAGGAGGCATTACCCACTCCAAGCCACGCTCCAGGCGCAATACCGCCAGTGCTTGCCGGGGTTGAGTTAGCCGGAACAACTTTCGGTCCGGAAGCGAACGAACCAGTCCATTTGTAATACTCGCCGTCGGCTGTATTCAGCAGCACCTCATTTGGGCTGTTGATAGACGCGCCGGTGGTGAATGTTTTTCCTGTAAGGATCACGTAACCGTAGGCGGCCATTGCCTGCTGGGACAGATAATTGATGCCCTCAATGGTGTAGTGCTTCTGACCAAAGCGATCGGTATAGGTCCACCCCATCGATGTGACGAATTCGTCAATTTTCCCCGCGTTAAACTTCAGGTCGCGAGGCGATTCACTCGGTACTTCATCTTGAGTTGGTTGCGTAGCCATATTGATTCCATAAAAAAACCCGGCACGGTGGCCGGGTTGAGGTGATAGGTATGGGTCTTATTGGTAAATCAGATCGCTATACTCAGCGAGGGTTAAAGCTGTGTTGCCCTTTCCATCTGGCTGTTTTGCAGTAATCGTCCATCTGCCTGCATCGAGTTCTTCCGACGTCGCGATGGCGTACCGGGACGGTGATTGAACGTCTACGCCATCAAACAGATTAAGCTCGATGTCAGGAATAGCAGCTGTAAAACCGAAGGCAGTATCTGTCCTTGGTGTGGCAACGTAGCGCGCCGTGGTGGCACCGGATGAATCCGTGACCTGCACATACATAGCCCCTGAGAAGTTAATGCGCTCACTGGTTTCGAAGTCATTACCCACGCGAGAAACGATATAGCCAGCCTGCTGGTTGGTGTCATAGGTATCAGGGACCTGAACCATGTCACCGATGTTTACCCATTCACCATCTGCCATTGCAGTTACAGACATGGTCATGCGGGAATAGATAAGACGCTTACACTCGCGCAGCGCACGTTCGTCAGCCTGGAATCTGTTCCTGATGTAGAGCATTTCGAACTTCTTCGGCTTTGTCGGTGCACCTTCAACGATAGCGCTTCCGGTTATCCGGTACCTGATAAAGTCCTGCTTATTGGTGTCCGGGTTGCGGAACTGAACCTCGACGCCGTCATAGCCGCCTGGAAGCGTCATATCGTACGAAAGCGAGTAACCATCTGGCTTTGTGTTTGAACGGTTGAATATCGTGGCCGCAGAAGTTTTTCTGCTGTCTCGTGTGAATGACAGCACGCCGTTATCGTCATAAACGGACACGCTGGCAGCGTCACAGATGGTCTCCATCCGCGAGCCGAGAGACACATCCTCATCGTCAAACGTGTAATCGAAGTATCCGAGTCGTGGATCGATGGCGTCTATCTCAGCCTGAATCTGGTACAAGCCGAAGATATCAATGCTGGATACCGGTTGCTGCCCGACAACGAGCCAGTTAAACAGGGCGATATCTGCAAATTTCCGTGATGGCCGGAGCGAGTAGTCGACCTGTTGCGTCGTCATGTTGTAACTGATGACGTGGCGGGTGATCAGCGCGTTATATTTCCTGTCGCGGCCGCTGGTTGCATTTTCAGTGGCCCGGACCTTTACCATTACCAGCGAATCTTCAGCGTGAACGACGTTTGTCCTCACGTTAACCGCATGGATTTCTTCAATCTGAAGCTTACTGGCATCACTGCTGTTATCAGTCCTCTGGAAGGTGATTGCATAGCGCCCATACCCACCAGCAGGAATTAGCTTATCAGTCCTGTTAAACGTCTCAGACATGTAGTCATGAGGCGTTGTCTGGCGGTAAGTAAACACCTGTTCGGTTCCGGGGATCTGATTATTGCTGTCGTCGACTTTCCAGATTGTCACCTTCCAGTTTGTTTCGCTGTTACCGCCGAGACCGGACTGCGTGTGAAGCCATAACTGGCTTGATGCAATCGGCGAGAAAAACGGCCCCACTATCAGCGCAGCGTTATCATTAAGGATGAACTTTGTCGTATTGATGGTTGCATCCTGAATGGGAATGGCGGGGCCATTCAGACGGTCAAATGTGAAGGTGTAGTAATAAGTCGGGTTAACTACTGCGCCGTCGTTTGTTTCCTGAAACTGTATCAGCCTGCCCGAAAGAGTTACGTCTTCCGTTCTGGTGCCGCCAGTGATTGGATACGTCACATTAATGGTGAATGTCACCGGGTGCGGGAAAGTCAGATCGGCAAAGTAATCGAAAGATGCCTGCTTCACGATTTTCATCGCTATCTGGCCACCGGCATAGACACCGCTGATAACAGTGTTTGCAGTGGCCGTTTCGACCGGGAAATCGCCGCTCTCGTTTAACCCTGGCACTTCCTGCCCGTCAACGTCATCAAACTGGTAGCCTTCATTCACCACCGGGATAACGTCACCTGGCAGGTAAATGGTGAAGCTCGCCCCGGCCATTGAACCGAGATTTGACTCTGAGAAACGCACAGACGTAACGTCGTATTTACCGAGCCCGAACACCATCAGTTCAGTGATGTATTTCAGGTTGCTGATATATTCGAACAGCGATTCCTGAGCCAGATCCGGGAACGAGCGTACCTGACCGAAGTTATCAGGCTTGGCTTCGCCATTACGCGCAATGTTGGTCTGGCCTTTCAGGCTGTTGTTTGGCGACGTTTTGCTGTTCCCGCCGGCAGCGCCCGCATTTGCTTTCGGCATCAGCCCGGAAAGTACTTTCTGAGTAAATTTTATCGGGTTGAGGTGCTCGAGCGGGTTCAGGATGGTACCAATCAGACCGCCGCTTTTAGGCTGGTCAAAAATGACTACCCGGTCATTTTCCTGAAGAACAAAGCCCAGTTCTTCTTCAGGCTGCAGTTCTTTGCCGTTAACGTTGATGCGGATATCGCGGTGGAAGCTCTCCTGAGCAAGCCAGTCATAAAACACCGTCCCTGCTTCAACTTCCGCCCTGTCCTTCGGCATCCCCGGGACGCGCTGAATTTCGATGATTGGCATAGGTATAGAACTCAACTTTGGTGAATAGCTTGTGAATTGTCCGTATCGCGTCAAACCTGACGTGCCCGTTTTCACCGCGGCTGTGTAGCGCCCGGCCTTCAAGTATCAGGCCGACATGCACGGGCTGACTGCCAACCCAGGCCACGAAAATCCCTTCATCGCAAAATGTTTCGCTTCGCTACCAGAAAACGACATCGGCGTCATAGCACGTCATGAAGTCGCGCCCGGATTCGTAGTCCGCGGTCTGGTGTACCTCGATACCGAGAACATGCCGGTAATACATCACCACCAAACCCCAGCAGTCTGCTGCGTCGAAACTGCACGCCCGGTTACTCCATGGCACGCCTTCAATTCGAGAAATGAACTCTTCTCTATGCATTTTGAAGCCCCGGGTATTCTTCGACGGTGTACAGACGGCCAACGTTCCGGTTTAGCGGATTAATGCGCGTCAGGCTGCATGTGACGTCCTTGTCGTCCATTGAGCAGTCATTGACATAAAGCGTCCATGACTTGATGGCTGTGCTCATGTCAGCAGCGTCAAATTGTTGATAGGTGGCAGAGATCGGTGTGATGCGCGAATGCGCCTTCCAGAGTTTCAGTTTCTGTTTAAAGTCCTGCGCCAGACGGCTAAATTTAACCGTGCTGTCGAGCACCGGCGTATTGCTTTGCTGGCTCTCTGTAAGTTCCATCCGGCACGGAGTGAACACCTGGCCACCGAGCGTTTTGGGGAATATCTGGTTGTTCACCAGACGCACATACCCAAACGTCTCGTTGTAGAAGGTGATCGTCTCGTAAAGTATCCGGTTTGGTCTTTGGCTCTGAAATTCTCTCAGTGTGGGCATTACGGAACCCTCGGCAGGCTTTCCGGATCACGTCCATCCGGATATCCACAAAGCCCTCGGTAAGGAGTGACCATGGCAGACATCATCGATACCGCAGCAGAGATTGAAGAGCTTCAGCGTAACGCTGCCCTTTCCGCTCACCGAGTGAACCGCAACGCGGTATCAGCTGAGCGTTGTGAAGAATGCGACGAACCAATTCCCGAGCCGCGGCGCGCTGCCGTTCCTGGCTGCCAAACGTGTGCGGAGTGCCAGGGTGTTATCGAACTGAGGAATAAGCAGCGAGGTGCGTGA